AATCGAGAGTGTCCAGGTCAAGCATTTACGCCCCCGTGTCCTGTTTGTCCGTCGGTGCCGTAGGAGCGCCGAGGTTGCCGATGTGGGTGTGCTGGTTGTAGTTGTCGCGCAGCTTGGAGAGCTTGCCCACCTTGTCGCTCACCTCGCCGTTCACGCGCAGGTCGCCATCGACATCGACACCGCCATCGGCCTTGATGGCGATGGTGCCGTCATCCTTGAGGATGATGTAGTGGGCCTTGTCGCTGTAAAGCGCCGTTTCGCCCTCCTTTACGGCGGGGCGGTCCTTGCCGTCACTTGCGACGCCGACAATCACGTTCCCAAATTCCAGGAAGAGAATGCGCGATCCGCTTGGCGGGATGGAAATAAAGCCGAATTGCTGCATCAGCTGGCGGCCTTCGACATCGCGACCGTTCGCCTTGGCGTCTACGCCGCGAAGCTTGCCCGCGATATCCTTGCAGCTCGAAACAATACTTGTGAAAAATTTCATCATAATGCACCCCCCGGCTGGAGTTCCAGACGCGTGCGCTTTCCGTTCTGCCTGTCAAGAGAGAACGTCACCGACTTGATGAGATAGCTGTCTTTAGCACCGTTAAATTCGTCATCGACATCGACAAAGCGGTTAATTTCCCAGTTGTTGCCGTTCTGGGAGTGCCCATTTACCGTGTATTCAAGGTGGATTGAGCTCGCCTTTTCTACAGCCATCTGAAGTTCAGCGGTCTTCTTTGCAGGGCCCTCGTTTTCGTTCCAGTTCACGACAAGAGGCTTTGCAAACGGCATCTGGTCGTTCTTGACGGTCGCCATCACATACTTGATGTCGTTGTCGTCCTGGCTTTCGCCCATCACGCGGACTTCGCTATGGACGCCTTCGATAGTCTTTGTCACGGAACCCTCGATGTAGTCCATTTCGGATCCGTCGCCCTTGGCATGGATAGAAAACAGCGGTTTGCCTCGAACAAGCGGTTTGTCGAAGCAGAACTTGCCGTCTGGAGTAGCCCAGAACAGGTAGCCCAGCGAGTTTGCCGCCCTCTTGATGACCTCGAAGACAGTATCGCCAGGGGAAAGCTCCACGAACTTCCGGTTTGCTTTCGCGTTTTTAGACTTGGAATAATACTCGAAATCCTTCTTCCCGATGAACGGAAGCCCGCGCACAAGCTTCTCGGCAAGCGCACTGAGCTTCGTGGGGAGCGTCGAGAACTTGGTCACGCAGGAATCGACAAGAATGGAAGCCACGGAGCGGCCTTCAAAAGAAAGCCTCGGGCCGCTTCTCGACAGTTCGCGCTTTACCGTATCGACAATTCCGTTCATCACGACCTTGCGGTTCACGTATATCTCGCAGGAGTCTCCCGCAGATATATCGTACTTCGAAAAGCACCCGAACTGGAAAGAACCCTCGGGAGTGAACAGGTCCTGCGTGATGTTGTAGCTCACGAACTTGTCCATCCTGGAGCCTTTTACGGCGACGATGACTTCATCCTTGTCATTTGGCATAGACCATAACCTCGCCGTTCATGAAAGTGGGATTCTTGACATCGTTCAAGGCACAAAGACGCTCTGCCGCCTTGTAGTTAAGACCGTTGTCCAGGCAAACCTTGTGAAGAGGCGTTTCATGATGGAGCAAGACCTTCTTCGTGGTCATGTATTCCATCTTGATGCGAAGGATTGCGCTCGACAGGGCGGCGGCCTGCTTCTTGAGACGGTCCGGGCAGATGGCGACCGGGAGCACCGAATTGATGAACTCGCGCACCGTGGCCACACTATCTTCCATGTCGGCGGGAGTGACGATATATACAGGCTTAGTTTCGGCAATTTCGTGGCCTTCCGCATTGTCGGAAACGACGCTTTCGGCGGCGATGGATTCGGCCATTCGCTTTTCGTCGTCGCTGATGTGGTTTGCGGCTTCGTTCGCAAGGGTGGCAGCCGCAAGGGTCGCGTATGCCGCATAAACGGGCGAACCGGCAAGGGTCGCGAGCATGTCGGACATGTTCGTCGAAAGCACGACCATAGAGCTCTTGGACTTGGTGACACGCCTCGCAAGCCCGGTAAACGAGTCGCAGCACCCCTGCAAGCTCTCGGTCAGCTTGCCCGAAAGGGTGCCCATGTAGTCAATCGTGGTGTTAATTGCGTCGATAGGGGCCTTGACCGTATCAATCACGCCCTGGATTTTAGCCATCGCGGAGCTCACGCCGTCGGCAAAAGCGCGGGCGGTATCGCCAAGAGACCCCCAGACATCGACCAGCGACCAGTCGGACCCCTCTAAATCGGGGACTCCCGCCTTCTGCATTTCGTAGGCAATGGCCGTCTGCACTTCGGCATTCGCTTCCTTTGCCTCTTCGTAGGTCACATATTTTGGGTCTGCTACTTCCTGGGTCTCTTCCTGGATATCCGCAATTTCAAAGTCGAACTGGAACTCCGCATAGTTCCTGCGCTTGTCGGATGCAATGGAAACGTTTTTAGGATAGCCGTAAAGGATTGTATCGTGGTCGGGATGATACAGTTCTATAGGTTCCGGGAAATACGACAGGAACCATTTGCGCAATTCCCTGTAGTTGTTCTTGTAGTCTTCGTTCGTGATGACGCAAGAAAACCTGAAGACTTCGGGGTCCACGCCCATGTCTTCGATATCGGCCCCGTTCTTGTAGGGATAGGTCGTTTCGGCCATGGCGTGGTTGATCTCGTCGCTGATGTTCGTCAGCTGCAAGTCCCACGGCCCAAGCGTGCATTCTCTAGGTTCGTTCACGTCAGCCATCTATCTACCCATCCCCGGTGTATTCTGCACCTTGACCTTCGCAGGCTTGCCGCCGTCGCTCTGCGCCGTATAGCGGTTGTTAGCCTGGTCCATGTTGATGACAATGTTCGGAGCAACTGTAAGTTGCTGCATGTATTCCTGGGCGGAAATGCCGTTTTCGCCCTTTTTCGCCTCGATAGCGTTCTTCGTCAGCTGGTTATACATCCGCAGGTCGCCGTAGAGCTTGTCGAGCTTCTTCTGCGACGGCATAAAGCTGTTTTCTTCCTTCTGGATTTCAAGCAAGGTCTCGCCGTGCTTCTTGCTGTAGACTCCCGCTTCCTTGCCGTAGCGCTTTTCGAACTCCGCCTGGTTACGGTCCACCATGGCGCGGCTGTTGGCCTCGACATCGGCAACCACTTTTCGCCATTCGACGAAAGCCGCACCAAAGTCATAGATCTTGTTCATCGCCCAGGTAGTGGCCGCAGTGAGCAGGGTCCCGCCAATGGCAGTTCTTCCGAAGCGGTTAAGGCCCGCCCTGGCATTGGAAAGCCCCTGCCTGAACCGTCCCGTTTCAACCGTGACGGATTCCATCGCCTGGGTCGCCTTCTGCGTGGCAGCCGCTTGTGGAATGGGCGAATCGTCGTCCATGTAGTCGGTTCCACCGCCGAAACCGCCGCGCATGTTGGTGACGAACACCTTCTGCACGTCGTTCGGGCTAAACGGAATCAAGTTCGACGGCTTCGGTTCGTTGGCCTGCTTGCCAGGGAAAAACTTTCTAAAAGACTCGTACCCGCTGGCGACAAACTGCCCTGCCTTCACAAGGCCGACAAGGCTAGCCGCAGCCGTCATCGCGATAAACCCGGTCTTCACGATAGTCTGGTGTTCGCTCAAGGTCTGAAGGGCGCTTGAAAGGGTCTCTACGGGCCCCGCAAGGTTCAAGTCGGCAAACTTCACCGCGCTCGCCTTCATCTTGTCCATCGCCTTGTCAAAAGTCCTGGACGCCCTATCGTAACGGTTTTCGAGCTCGTCGGTATTCGACATCCCTTTGATGCCGGAATCGGTGATGGCCTGCATCTTGACCCATCCCTTCTGGTAATCGGCCATAAGCGGGTTCAAGACCTTCATGGATTCGCTTGTAAGGCCTATCTGGGCAAGTTTCTTGGCGTCGCCGTTGACATACTTCATGATGTCATCGATAATGGATTTCAGGTCGCGAACCTGGTTCTTTCCGTCCACCTTGTCGAAAATCTTGATGCCTTTCTTGCCAAGGTCCTTCTGCTTGTCCTTCAAGTCACGGAAAAGAGCGCCGACAGACGTGGTGATTTCGGCTTCGCTCTTGATGGACGGGGCAATAGTCTGTAGCATGGCCCCGAAATAGGCGAACTGTTCCTCGCTCTTGAGCCCAAAAGCCGCAGCCTGGGAGAACAGGGCCTTACCCTGGTTGGCGAACTTCTGGAGCGTAAAGGAGCCCTGGTCGCCCTGGATAATCAGGGAATTGAAGTATCGGGTGATCTGCTCCATTCCCCAGCCGACATTCGCGTTGATTGCCGAAGAAAGTAGCGCCAAGTCTTCCATCGACGTGTTCGCCGCAAGCGAAGTCTTTGCAAGGGTAAGCCCCATTTCTTCGGAGAACTTGAAATCGCCAGTAATTTCGCCAATCTTCGAAATACCGCCAAGGATAGCCTTTGCATCGATACCCGTCTGGATGGCCATGTCATGCAGCGATTCGCGGAACACCTTCGTGTCCGCGTCGCTCTTTTTAGCCGCCATGCCGTAATACAGCAGTTCCTTGGACAAGTCGCCGACAGCGCTCACGGTATAATGAAGACCGCCCCCGATAAGGAGCGGAGCGAACATGGAACCGAGGCTCATGTTCCCTATAGACTTGCCTACAGAGGACAGAGACGCCCGGGCCATCCCGGAAAACGAAGTGACGGCAGCCTTGGCACGGTTCAGCCCCGAATTGAGCCCGGCGGCATCGGCCCCGATACGCAATGTGACTTCATTTTTCGCCAATTATCTGCCATCCTTCATCGTCTTTTTCAGGTGGACCCATCAGCCCCTTCATCGCAAAGACAAGGAGCCACTGGGCATCAGTTATGCTTGCAACCGGGCAACCAAAGTACGCACTAGCTTCCAGGCCAAATTCAAGCTTACGAGCTTCAACTGAACCTGGTCCGGCGTTTTTTTTAGCGTCTCGATAAGCGTATCGATACTTTCGTCGGAAAGTTCCTCGATACTCGGGTCGTTAGCCTCGGCAAAAGCGTTGTATTCGTCGCAGAGCTTCTTCAGTTCATCCGGGGTACAGAATGAACGGAGGTGTTCTGCGTCCCGGAAGATACGCTCGCCGGTCGCGGGGTTGTAGAACGCACGCCACATGCCGTGAACCGCTTCCTGTTCGCGGTAGTCGGCCAGGTTGTGCATCGCAATCTCGATACCGTCGTGCTTGAACTCCAGCTGGTTATCGACCTTGGCCTTTCGGGCATCGGAAAGCGACAACAGGCGGATTTCGACCTTGACATCGGGGCAACCCGGCCAGCTCACGGTGCGCTTGATATCGTGCGATGTCTTGATGCGCTCGATGAGTTCGTCGGGCTTTTCGCCCTTCTTCTCTCGAATAGACTTTTCGAACTCAGTCATCAGCTCACCTTGCGGCTAGAGGCGAAGAAGTCGAGCTGGTATTCCTTGGCGGTCTTGCCGTCCATCTCGTTCGGGGTGGACTTGAGCAGGTGAACGCCACCGAACACGACCTTCTTGCCGCCCACATAGTTCACGATGACAGTCCAGCCTGCATCGTTCTTGTCCTCTTCGGAAACCCAGTCCATGTCGGCACCGGATTCCGGGAGGTAAGTCAGCGAAAAGCCGTATTTCTTGGGCACCTTGATGGCGTCTTCGCCATTGAAGTGCTCGACAGTCTGCACGGTCTCGATTTCGTTTTCCTTGAACTTGGAAAAGTCGGAAATAGCGGAACCGTCCTTGGTGAGAGTAAGCGAAGAAATTCTCATGGTTCACTCCTTACAGGTAAAGGTCAATGGTGGAATAGATCTGGTTCAGGCCAGGCACGACAGGAGCCGGAATCTGGCAAAGCATGCGGCCCGGTTCGTTCGGCGATTCCTGCGTAATGAACTGGTCGGCGTAATCGTCGATGTAGCGCAGGATTGCTTCGGCTTCGAGGGCGTAGGCGATGGCCTTGTTGTCTTCGTTCAGGGCATCGGGCAGAAGCGCATGGATGACCTTGTTCTTGTACTTGGCGCGGTGCATCGCGAGGATGGAGTCGCGGAAGTAGTCAAGCGAGGCGATGACGCCCGTGTCGATGAGCTTGGTGAAGCGGGAACCGCTGTTGTTGCTCTTGGTGGTCACGGCACGCACGATGCAGAGCTGGCTGTCTTCTTCGACGAGAGGAATCACGCCGCCGTAGAGAAGCAGGTCCTGTTCTTCGCCACTCCACTTGTCCTCGACGGCAGGGGTGGCAAGGCCAGGAATGGCCACGCCGTTCATCGGCACGTTCGGCTTGGAGTTGCTTGCAAAAATCGCACCGAGACCAGCCGCGATTTCCCACACGGTAGCGTCGATCTTGGTCTTGACCGCCGCGATATGCAGGCGTTCGTAGTTCTGGGCGGTGGCCGCGCTCTTCGCGTCGGAAGCCGAAGCCGAGACCATCGCGCAGATGGCACGCTGGCCACGCTGTTCGAGCGGCGCGGCGGCAGCTTCAAGATGCGTCTTGAGGTAGCCGAGGTTCGTGGAATCGTTCACCGGGGAAACGATGATGTGGAAACGTTCCGGGAAAGCGGCAGCAAGGGCCGTCGTAAGGTCAACCGTACCGACGCCAGCCGTGGCGCTCACAGCGCCTGCGGTGATGCCGGTTGCTTCGGATGTCACGGACACGTTCAGGCCACCCGCAGCGGCGGACACATACGCACCCTTGCACTTAGCGGTAAGCGTGACCTTGGCGGTAGCGGCTTCGGCGGTGACAGGGGCGTCCGGGGTGTTGTTCACTTCGGCGGCAAGGGCCGTAGCGACAGCGGCTGCGGTGTCGGTCTTGGCAACTCCCACGCTGATCTTTTGGCCGTTAATGATGACAGAGACAATGCCTGCCGCAGTAGCCGTCCCGGAAAGGGTACTTTCCCAGGTAGCGGCAGAACCAGTCACAGCACCATGGCGGAGCATCGTGATCTGGGCATACTTCCAGGCCTTCTTCGCGGCCTTGTACATCTGCATGAGCACGGAACCCGCACCGGCAAAGTCGTAGGCCTCGGTTTCGGTGCCGATTTCGGTGGGCTTGTTTACCGGGGTATCGGACGCCTTGGCGGTGGAAACATCGCCGATAAGCAGCACCTTCTGGATGTTTGCGGGCAACCCGTTCGGGCCAGCGTAGTAGTTGTAGCCCGTGTAGGAACCCGGAATCATGGTTTCGGGGATATTAGGGGACAGGTTCATTGTTTACCTCTTTGAAAATGACATTTCCCTGCATGAGCGTCTCATGTTCGGGGATTTCGCTTTGGAACGTGGTTCCAATCGACAGCAGTTCCCTGTAGTTCTCTTCAGCCGATTCAGGCGTGATGGTGAACTGCGTTGTAAACTTCAATTCGAATACGGTGAGCGCGACCTGGCGGAACGAATCGCGTTCCACCTCGTCCCACCCTTTAGCGGTAAGCGGTTCGATTTCAAGCCCCAGGTCGTTCTTGTGGAGCTTCTGGACGACATATCGAACAGCGGGGTGCGCAACCATGCGCCTTTGTTCTTCGCTCGCGACGTTCTTGAAAATCAGTTCGACGGTCACATCGACCACTTCGTCGAGCTTGTTAGTGTTATTCACTTCCTCGTATTTCCCGGAAGTGACCGCAACCGTAAAACCCGGCTGCGTAAGGCTTGCCACGACGCTATGAACGTCGATGGACTTGAACACCATCGGGGAGTTCTTGGATTCCAGAAGCTCCTTGATGGCCTTCTCAATCGAATAGCAGCTGGTGACCGCAGAACTCACAAAGACCCCATTGAATCCATTGTGAACAAGGCTTTCCCGCTGCTTGAAACAGCGCAGAAGCCGTTTTCGACGGTCCCTTCTTCCGGGACATCGCCGATGGAAGCCTTTCCTTCGGCAATGTCCTTCAGAAGCGACACAGCGTTCTTGTAACGGAGCTGCATGCCTTCGGGCACGTTCATCTCCGTCACTCGTTCGTACAGGTTATAGATTGTCAGGTCAACACAGATGGACTTGAGCACGCTCGGGATGCCAGGAAGCGGCAACCTGAAACGTCTGCCGATGTAGGCATCGATCAGGTCGGAGCTCTCGCCGATCATCTTCTCGACGATAGCCGTCTGGATACTACCCGACGAGTTCGGGTGAGTATCGTCGGTGACTTCGACGAGCCTGGCGTCGGGCACATGGCCCTTGACATCTTCGACCGTGCAGTAGTTCATCGCGCAACCTTAGGCAGTCTTGATAACGTTCTTCAGGAGGAAGCCTGCATCCTTGCCAAGAACGACTTCCTTCTGGTAGAAGCCAGCCTTGAGGATTTCGCCGCCCTGGAGACCCATCTTCTTGTCTTCGATGATGTCGGCATAACGCGGGCCGACCTGGGCAGTCATACCCCAAGCGAGGCCTTCCGTCAAGGTGGAAAGCTTTTCTTCGTAGTGGGCCCAGATATGGTTGCCCCAGCAGCGTTCCAGGTTCAGGTTCTTCGCGTTCTTGGTGGTATTGACGCGGGCGGCACCCACGATGATGTTCTTCACTTCGAACAGGTCGCAGAGCTGCTGCTTGGTAGCAATGCCGCTGCCGCTGTCGTTGTGGAAGATAGCCTTGATCACGTTGGGGTCGGTACGGAGCTTGGTGTAAACGGTGTAGTTCATACCAATCTTGTTCGGGCGTGCAAGCGGCTTGTCGAGCCATTCAAGAATGGTATCGACAATGTTGAAGCCCGAAGCGCCCATGCCCTGGTTGGCATCGTAGGTGTGGGAAAGGCCATCGCCATAGTTCGAAGTATTCTGCACAATGTCGGCAACACGCTTTTCGCGGCCCAGGAGGACAAGGTTGATCAAATACTGGAAATGGGTATTGACGAAACGTTCCTTGTTCTGGATCTGGTTGATGTCTTCAAACGGAATCGGGTCTTCGAGGCCGTGGGGTTCGACAATGTCGGACTTATCGACACCGGAGAGGTGGATCATGTTCGGTTCGGACATACGGCCAACGCGGGTATCAGGCACAGTGAACGCATCACCCTTGGTGCGCTCGAAATACTTGAACGTAAGTTCCTTGCCTTCAAGTTCCTGCACAGGCATCACCTGGTCGGCGATAAGCTCTTCGTTCTTGTAGGCAACCACAAGCCCGGTCTGCTGTTCGCCACACGGGAGGATGGTCGCGAACGAAGCCCCTGCACCACCGGCACAGAAGAGGTCGCAGACAATCTGCGGGACGCCGCAGGCGGTAAGCGTGTCGGCGCTAGCGAAAGCGCACACGGTACACGCAAGACAGATAAGCACGAAAGCGATTTTGGTCATCTTCTTCATGTTGTACTTCCTTTGTTAAATTATTCCGTGATGACGCCGGCATAGCCGACCTGGACCTTGATGACATCGCTTGCGGCTGCGGCAGCTTCGAGGGCGATGGCATACACGACATCGTTTGCGGTGGAGGCAGTCACGGCCTTGCCGCTTGCCGCGCTCTTGATCTTTGCACCAGCGTCAATGGCGGCACTAGCGACAACGGAAGCGATACCGTAGGGCTGCACTTCCACGTCTGCACCGGCAGCGGCATCGTTGAGGGCAACGCCGAGCACTGCATCGCCAGCACCTGCGGTGGTGACTTCGCCAGCGGTAGAACCGAGCTTCACGAAGGTGTTCTTGGACACGCCGCCGGTAGCAGCCTTGTACTTCATGGCGTTCACCGGAGTCGTCGGGACACCTACGCCGTCGAGCTTCACGCGGATGATGTCGCCAGACGCGCCGCTTTCGAGGGCGGTGGCGAAACCCGGAGTGGCGGAAGCGGTGACAGCCTTGCCGTTGGCGTCGGATTCGACAGCCGCTCCGAAACTTACGGAGCCGCCGCATTCGACCAAGGCAATGCCGTCGAGCTGCACGTCACAGGGGCGACCGTCAGCGGAATCGACATCGGTGGTTACGCCAAGGCATGCATCGCCAGCACCGGCAAGTTTGACTTTACCATCCGCAGTGCCAGCCTTGGCAAAACGGAAGGCGGGGACGGCATCTTCAGCCGTAAATCCGAGGATATTACCCTTCATTTGGGACTCCTTACTGTTTGAAACATTCTTCTGCGGCTTCGGCAAAGGTGAGTTCGCGGCCCTTCGCTTCCTGTTCCGCCTTATACTTTTCGATTCTGGTTGCAGCCGATTCGGCCTTGGTGTTTCCAAGGTCAAGCTCGCCGAACTCCACGATCTTCGGGAACGACTTCACGGCATCTTCCATCAGCTTCGCGGGGTCGATGCGGTCATCGCCTTCGCCGAAGCATCCTTCGCCATCGAGCGGCAGGTTCTGCACCAGCGAGAAAATCTTCACGAAGCAGTCCTTCATCGCCTGGTTGCAGCGGCCATCCGCGATGGCACTATCCAAAGTCTCCGAGAATGCCGCACCGGCACGAAGGCGCTGCGCCGCAAGCTTGTCAGCCTTGAGAGCCTCATTTTCAGCCTTGAGCGCGGCATTCTCTTCGCTCAGCCGCGCCGCTTCGCTAGAATTACCTTCCGGGATAGATTCGGTCGGTTCGTCGCGAGGGGGCGTTGTAGGCTGAGGATCAGGGTTCCCGGCGACCGGCGAGCCCTGTTCTTTGTCCTTGTCGGAACTCTTTTTGCCGCCGTCCTTCGGTTCACCGAAAGAAGCTGCGGCGTCATCCTTCTTGGGCTCGACGACAACAGTCTTCTGTTTCGGGAAATCCTTCGCGTCCTTCAGGACATCTTCGACATCTTCGACATCCTTGATGATGTATTCCGGGTAGAACTTGTCGGCGGCTTCGATTCCGTCCTTTTCGATAAGCTGTTCGCGCTGGCTGCGGAACAGGCGACCGATTCCGCTAATCTTGTAGACAAGCGTTTCGAAAACACTGCGCGGCACCAGGCGGTCCCATGCAAACGGCTCGGCAAAGACGCTCACGTCTTGCTCGGTGGCATCCTTGTCCTGGTCGGCAAACATACCTTCACCGAAACAGAGCGGAGCCATCCCCTTCATAGCCGGAGCGTGTGCACCGAGAGCGCCCAGGTGACGCAGACCCTTCTTCAAGTTGCTGTAAATTGCAGACGAAAGATACTTGAAGCCGCCCTTCTTCACCTCTTCGGCGAAATCCGGGTTCACGTCGTCGAGCTTCACTTTCAGCACGCCGTTCTCCACCTTCGAATCGACAATGGAACCGACACGCGGATCATCGACTTTCGGGTGGCCCTTCACCATGGGCGGCTGGTAGCCAGCGGCAAGCTGGCCTTGAATACCTTCGTTCAGGTCATTGAGATCTGATTCGCTGAAGTTGTGGGTGTTGCCAGCCATGTCAACGACCTCGCCGGTCTTGAACGCTTCGACCCACGGTTCCTTCAGGTCTTCCGATTTGAGCATCTTGAGAAACTTTTCTTTCATGACCCCAAATTTACCCGATTGGCAGCGAAAGAGGACATGACACTGTCATGCCCTTTGTCAGCGTTTTACGGCTACATTTGCGAGGAGGTATATCATGGATAAATCTTTTTGGCAAGAAGCACTGAAACAGTTCGGCGTAGGTATCGTCTTCGCCGCTATGCTCGCCATCTTCTACACGAACGAAAACGCCAAGTGGGAGAAGAACGCCGCAAATGACCAGGTGCGATGGGAAGCCGTCTTGAAGCAATACAGCGACGACCAGAAACGCGCCATCGAAACGATACGCGCATGCTGCGCCGAGAACCACGCAACACCCGGGAGAATGCCATGAGTAAGGCAGAACTCAAGCCCAAGGCAAAGGAACTCTACACCATCCACCAGCTGAGTCTCGCAGACATCAGCCGCAGGCTCAACATATCGACGCGCACCCTACAGAACTGGAAGGCAGAAGACCGCTGGGAAGAAACCCGCGCAGAAATCAGCGGCGGCGAAAAGAACTTCCACGCCGAACTCTTCAGCCTGGGCGAAGTGATGGCCCGAAAAATCAAGCAGGACGAAC